AAGCGGCTTTGTGGCGCTCATCTTGAGGCAAGTTTCGGTATAGTCCCCTTTGTAAAGGACTTAATCGAAATCTTCACTCAGCTTAATGAGCTTGATTACAAACTCAAGCTCCTAAGGCGTTATGCGGGTCGCAGGCAAACCAGGCACTACAAATACGTGCTTGGTCTCTCAGGTGATCCTTACGGAACCGAGAAGCCTGACAACGGGTGGCATTATATGGAAGACGACAACGAACCGTGGCCGTCTCCATTTAATATTCTGAATCGTCCAAACTTTGTTCTTCGAACAAAGTATAGGTGGGTTCAGCGCCCTGTATACAACGCGACGATGGAGTATATCTACTCCATTCCTCGTATGTCGGAAGCAGAAGCGAAACTGTTAGGCTATCTAGACGCGCTGGGCCTTAAATTAGACCCCGCGATTGTCTGGAACGCCATACCATTTTCGTTCGTCGTCGATTGGGTTGTCGACGTTAGTGGTTTCTTGCATTCATTTTCAAGAGACAACTTCCCTATTACTGTTCAAGCGGTAGCTTTTTGTCACTCGACAAAATACCACTACTTACTTGAGACCGAAATATACATTCCTTATCAAAGCGAGTTTAATTTCGGACCACCAGCAGTCAACTTTGTTGCTGCTCATGGCCGAGAAACCGTGATGAAAAGGGCATATTGTCGGACCCTCAGTGTATATGATCGTAGAGTTCCAGATGTAAATCTGGACGCCCATACGATATCGATCAAGAGCCCTGGGTCGAGAGAGTTCTTCCTTTCGGGAAGTCTCTTTAACACCTTAGCTCTTGGTAGCCGGAAGACTTACCGCGGTTTGCGATAGTCTTCTACCCATGCTTTCGAGCATGGTCAACATCAACAACATAACTTAAAAGAAAGCTATGCTAGACGAAAACCTCGCTCTCGTTGCAAACGGGACGGGCATATCCAACGTGGGTTCCAGTTCATCACTAACGTTCGCGTTAGTGGCGAGTGGGGTCGAAGGAAACACTCTACGGAGAGTTGCCGCAACAGCAAATTCAAGCCGGAAAGAGTACCTCATCAGGCACTCCGTCACAGGCAAGAACTTTGCCGCGCGGTTGCGCACGAACCTCCTGTTCCGCTTTTCGAAAGTGGATCAGGATACGAGCACAACAGGTGGGATTATACCCATCTGTAATGTCGGTGTTACGATCGATAGACCAATTAACTTGGTCTCGATCATCACTGACGCCGTAGTAGCTGATATGGTTGGAACGCATGTTGGTCTTTTAACGACCAGCGGCATTCTCACCAAACTCGCTAACCAGGAG